GCAGTTACGAAACGTTAAGCAAGGATTTCAGCGAGTCGAATTACAGCAGCAGCCGGCTGAGCATCCTCGAAGACCGCGATCACTGGCGCGTGATTCAGTCGATGCTGATCCAGCAGTTCCACCAGCGCGTGTTCGAGGAGTGGCTGATGGCTGCCGCCCTCACCGAGCTGCCGATGCCCATGTTCTCGGACGTGTGGACCAGGCCGGAGCGGTACAACGCGCCGCATTGGCAGGCCCGGGCATGGAGCTGGGTGGATCCGGCGAAGGAGATGAAGGCCCTCGAGATGGCCCGTGCGCTGCAGCTTCAGACGCATGCAGAGCAAATCATGGAATACACCGGTAACGATTTCATGGAAACCGTTACTACGATTGCAAAAGAGAATGAGATCAAGGAGGAGCTGGGGCTGATGGCCGGCACTCCCGACCCGGCGCCAGAGCCCGAGGCTCCAGTCAGTGATCCATTGATCGATGACCTGGGCCAGCCGGTGCGGCTACGGTCTGATCTATCCAATCTTGCTCGCGCACAGAAAGATGGCTGAGGTCAATGGGGTCGAGATCGACCTGATGCCCACCGAAGGCATGCGCGAGGAAGCCAAACGCTACCAGGCATGGAAAGAAGAAGGGCGCGACGGTGGCACTGATGTGGCCGCCACCCGGGCCCGGCAAATCTTGAGCGGTGACGAGCTCAGTGCTGACACCGTGATCACCATGTCGGCATGGTTCGCCCGGCACGAGGTGGATAAACAGGGCCAGGGCTTCAGTCCTGACGAGGACGGCTATCCCTCACCAGGTCGTGTGGCTTGGGCTGCTTGGGGCGGTGATGCAGGGAAAAGGTGGAGTGATGCGAAGGCCGATAGCATCAAGGCAGCACAAGAACGCTCTATGGAACTTCGCGCCGCTCCCGACGAACTGAAAGAGGGAGATTTTGTCAGCTGGAACTCGAGTGGCGGTCGGGCTCGTGGACGAATCGAGCACATCATGCGCGAAGGCACTTTGGGTGTGCCTGACAGCGAGTTCAGCATCGATGCCACCGAAGAGGACCCGGCCGCATTGATCCGCGTCTACCGCGAGGGGCAGGCAACCGAGGTGATGGTTGGCCACCGGTTCAGCACACTCACCAAGATCCAACCGATTGATGGCGAGGAGGGGCGGCCTTACCCGAACGAGCACGCAGCTCGGCTGCTCGACCCGGACATGTTCGAGCGCTTCCGCCGCGTCAACGATGACTTCGGCGCTGGAATCGACGCAATTTATGGCATCAACGAAGGCGATCCCGTTCGCCTACAGGCAATTCGATTTGATGCCTCTCGCTTTACAGTATCCGAGGCAAGGCAGTGGTTGGATGACAATGACTACCAGCCAATCCTTTTCGAGGAGGCCACCGGGGAGCGTGTCATGAAACTTGATCTGAAGCGGATCAACAAGGAAGGCCTGAAGCGCGAGGTCGCTCAGGGCATGCGTGTCGAGGAGAAGGCTGACGATCGGCTGACCTTCTCGTTCAGCTCCGAGGCTCCGGTGGAGCGTTGGTGGGGGCGTGAGGTGCTGGTGCATGACACTGAGTCGATGGACCTGAGCCGAATGAACGACGGTGGTGCCTGGCTGTGGAACCACAACCGCGATGTGGTGCTGGGCGTGGCCGAGAAAGCCTGGCTGGGCGACGACCGCCGGCTTTATGCGACCGTCAAGTGGAGCCCGAACACAATGGAGAAGGGCACCGAAGAGTACAAGCGCCGCCGTGACATCGAAGCAGGAATCGTTCGCAATGTGTCTTTTGCGTATGAAATTGCAGATGTCCGCGAATCGTCAGATGGTGACTTCCTCGTTACAAAATGGAATGTACTGGAAGTATCATCTGTAAGCGTTCCGGCTGATCAATCGGTTGGCCTCGGACGTGCCCTTGATGTTGTAGAAGCTGCTGACGTTATGCTTGACCACGAGCAGTCCGCCGAGCGCGGTACTGAAAAACAACCTGTGCCCTCAACAATGGAACAATCCATCGACATCAAAGAGGTGCAATCCGCCGCTCGGGCTGCTGAGCGCGATCGGGTTGCCACCATTCGCGCTATGTGCGAACAGCATCAGGTCGGCGCTGAGCTGGCTGACAAGCTGATCAACGACGACGCTTCTGTCGATCAGGCTCGCGAGGCCGTCCTGACCCAACTCGGCCGCAGCCGCAAGGAATTCCAGGGCCGCATTCACGATGACGGCGCCGCTGCCATCGGCCTGACCCAGCAAGAGGTCAAGCGCTACAGCCTGATGAACGTGATTCGTCACCTGGCTGATCCCACCGACCGCTCCGCTCGTGAAGCTGCTGCTTTCGAGATCGAGTGCTCCAAGGCTGCTGAAGGCAAGCTCGGCCGCGCTGCCAAGGGCGTTGTGATGCCCTGGGATGTGCTGTCCGCTCCTGCTGTTCGTAGCCAAAGCGTCGGCACCGCCACGGCCGGTGGTTACCTGGTCGACACCCAACTGCTGACCGGTTCGTTCATCGATCTGGTTCGCAACCGCTCCGCCCTGCTGGGCCTGAATGTCACCACGCTGACCGGCCTGGTCGGCAACGTGGACATCCCCAAGAAGACCGGCGCCACCACCGCCTACTGGGTGGGTGAGGACGTCGCCGTCACCGAGAGCGCAATGACCCTGGGTCAGATCTCGATGACCCCCAAGTCGCTGGGCGGTTTCGTTGACATCACCCGTCGCCTGATGCAGCAGGCTTCGATGGATGTCGAGGCCATGGTTCGCGCTGACCTGGCTGAGTCCATCGCCCTGGCGATCGACTACTCCGGCATCTACGGCCTGGGTGGTTCCTCCGCTCTGCTGGGTATCAAGAACATCACCGGTGTTGGCTCGGAGACCCTGGCCAGCAACGCTGATACCAACAAGTCCATCGACGGCACCACCTACTACTTCGGCACCTTCGCCGACTACGTCAACATGGAGACCACCGTCTCGGTGGCCAACCTGGACGTGGATTCGATGTTCTATGTGGGTAACGCTCACGTTCGCGGTGCTCTGAAGCAGACCCTGCGCAACACCAACAGCGAGCGGTTCATCTGGGAGAACAACGAGGTCAACGGTTACGGCGCTCGCGTGTCGAACCAGCTGATCGGCTCGAACGTGATCTTCGGCGACTTCAGCCAGGCCATCTTCGGCTTCTGGTCCGGCGTCGACATCACCGTCGATCCCTACAGCAACAGCACCAAGGGCACCACTCGCATCGTGGCTTTCCAGGATGTGGACTTTGGTGTTCGCAACCCCGGTGCTTTCGTGTTCGGCTCTGGCAACGCCTGATGAGCTGGTTCAAGCTGACCACTGACGTGATGGTTCGCGGCACCTCCCGGGCAACCGGTGAGGTGCTCGACCTCTCCGAGAGTGAAGGCCAGCTCTTGGTTGGCCTCAGTCGAGCTGTGCGCTGCGAGGCACCTGCGCCTCCAGAGCCTGTTTGCCCCATGCCCGCACCAGAGGTGAAGAAGCCTGCTGTGCGTCGCACCATCAAACCACTTTCCCAGGAGGACTGATCCATGGCTCTGAGCCAACGCAATTTTGAAGCGCTGCAGCACTTCAGCGCTTATGCCCCCGCAACCGTCACCGGTGTTGGCACTGGCAGCGGTGTCGACCTGATGGGCTACGACGGCGACGTCTTGTTCGTGATGCATGCAACGGCTGCTGGCGCTTCTGCTGGCTTCTCGGTGCGCCTGGAGCACAGCGACGCGAGTGGTAGTGGCTACGAAGCCATCACCGGCGGTGCTTTTACCGACATTGCCAACGCGGCATACCTCGGCCATGTGACCATCTCGAAAGACGATGTCAAGCGCTATGTGCGCGTGAACATCCACACCGAGACTGGCACCGCTAGCTCGATTATTTCGGTTACCGGTTTCGGCGCTAAGAAGTATCAGTGATCGTAGACGATCCTGCTATTTATATGGCAGACTTTGGCGTCACTGTTGTCAGTGGCGCCATTTCTGGCCTCGGCATTTTCGATATGCCGAGTGAAATGATTATTGATAATCAAATTATTACGACTGATTATACGCTGACTTGTGCGGCGTCCGAGTTCGGGCATTTACTTTATGGGTCACAAGTAAGCGTTAATGGCGTTCCGTATACGGTTCGCGCTACGCAATTGGTTCACGATGGAGTATTCGTGCAAATAAGTCTTCAAAGAGACGTGGACGTGCCAACATCAGTTTCAACTACCCCTATTGATGGCAATGGCGTCGATGCACAAATCGATGATTTAGGTATTGAGCAGCTTGATCCAGAGCTTGATGGTGGATCGGCCACTACCGATTACATTGATGGCAATGTCCTTGATGGTGGTGGAGCATGAGTAGCGTTGCTCGAATTCGCTTGCGTCGCGACACGGCTGCGAACTGGACTGCTGCGAATCCTGTACTTCTTAATGGTGAGATTGGACTCGAAACTGATACTCGTAAATTTAAGGCTGGTAATGGCTCGAGCGCATGGTCCTCTCTGAGCTATTACCCGGCCAGCACAGCGACAATGGTTCGCGGTCAATGCAGCAAAACTACTACTGGCACTATTGCTATTGCGACTCAGAGCACTTATGTTACCACTGGCTTGACCGCAACGCTTGATTCAAGTACAGCACAGGGCATGACCCTTGGCACCACGAATACATTTGCGTTAAAAAATACTAGCGGAAGTACGAAAGTATTTCGATTTTATGCAAGCATGGATGCCAGAACTGTTAGCGGAAACAATAAAATTCTCGGCGTGAAGCTGGCCTTGAATGGTGTTGCAATTGATCAGACTGAATGTCAGGCAAACACTGGTGGCAACAATGAGCAGGCAAAGCTCGTTACTAGCTGGATGATTCAAATGGCTAACAACGATGAAGTGTCTCTATTTGTTGCGAATCTTAGCAGCGATGTTGACATTGAATTTCTTCGTGGGCGCCTACTGGCCAGCGAGATTCTGTAATGGCTACAAAACGTGAGCTGATTCTCGAAGCCATCAAGACCGCTCTGACCGGTTCGGCCACGCTGGACGCCACCGTGTATCGCAGCAGGGTCACGCCGCTGGCCCGGGGCGAGTCTCCGGCCGTCATTGTGGATCCAGTGCGGAATGACGTAGAGCAGAACACATGCCTGCCGACCCTGGATCACTCGATGCAGGTAAGGGTTGCTGTAATTGTTCGTGGAGAGATCCCAGATCAACTCGCAGATCCGGTGATCAACGCCGCACACAGTGCGATTATGGCCGATCTCACTCTTGGTGGATTAGCAATTGACGTTCAGCCAGGGGAAACAGAATTCACAATCCAAGATGCCGACCAACCGGTTGGTGTTATCTTTTCTATTTACATTGTTCGCTACCGCACTTCAGTGGGCGATCTTTCAACCTGAGGCGACTACCATGATTGATGAGTTCCATGGGCAGGGTGGCTCCTACATCCTTGATCCCGAAACTGGCGTCCGCGTCCTTGTTGAACGGACCGCTCCCCCTGAAACCCAAGAGGTAATTTCCAATGGCTCTTCTGACTCGCAAGCGTCTGATTCTGCTGGAGACGGAATCGACCTACGGGACGGATCCGATTCCAGACGGCGCCGACGCGGTGCTGGTGAGGGATCTGAACATCACTCCTCTGCAGAGTGACGTTGTCAGCCGCGATCTGATTCGCCCTTACATGGGCGCATCGGAGCAGCTCCTAGCCAACACCCGGGTGGAATGCACCTTCAGTGTGGAATTGGCCGGGTCTGGCACCGCTGGCACCGCTCCTCGCTATGGCAAGGCCCTGAAGGCTTGCGGCCTGAGTGAGACGATCGTTGCCACCACAAGCGTCACCTACGCCCCGGTGAGCTCTTCCTTTAGCAGCTGCACCATCTATTACAACATTGATGGTGTTCTGCATAAGGTTACCGGTGCTCGTGGAACTTTCACCATTAACGGGACCGTTGGCCAGATTCCAACGATCGATTTCACCTTCACTGGCATTTACAACACACCGACAGACACCGCTCTGCCGGCCGTGACCTATGCCAACCAGGCCACTCCTCTGGTGTTCAAGAACGGAAACACCACAGACTTCCAATTGCTGTCCTATGCCGGCTGTTTGCAGTCTGTAACGTTCGACATGGGCAACACCCTGGTGTATCGCGAGCTCGTCGGCTGCACCAAAGAGGTGCTTCTGACCGATCGCGCTGCCACTGGCACCGTGGTTCTCGAGGCCGTCACCATGGCCACCAAGAACTACTTCACTGCTGCTCTGACCGATGGCACTCTGGGCAACCTGCTGTTCCAGCACGGTCAGACCGCTGGCAACATCGTCGATTTCGCCTCCACCAAGATCGATATTGGCGACGTGTCCTACAGCGATCAGGACGGCATTCACATGCTGAACATTCCTTACACTGCTGTGCCTAGCACAAGCGGTAATGACGAATTCAGCATTGTTTACACTTGATTCGGCAGGCAGGCCAATTCAAGAGGGGCGGCGCCATGGTCGCCCCTTTTTTATTGCGTGTATGATTGGTGAGCAGTGCCTTCCAATCAATGGCGTTTGTCCGCAAAAAGGTCAAGACTTTCAAATGGCCCGTTACCGTCGAAGAGCCCAGCGACGGGGGCACCTTCGATTCCAGCACGTTCGACGTTGTATTTAAGCGCCTTGGACGCAGCGAGTTCAGCAAGCTGTCCGAAAAGGGCGACCTGCAGCTCCTCAAGTCTGTAGTGCTTGGATGGGACGGAATCACCGACGAAGACGGCAAGGAAGTGCCGTTCTCGATGGAAGCGCTGAAAGAATTCTCTGACGATCCTTATTGGATTCGGGGTGTGCTCAAAGCATATACCGAAACTTTTGATGGAGCAAAAGCGGGAAACTAAAAGAGGCCGCTATTTTTTGGACGAAAGGCGGCAAGCGCGTAGAAGATAAAAGCGGGGAGGACGCTGCCGCATTTGGCATTGTTCTCCCTGCAGAGCCGGAGGAGTACAAAGAAGAACAATTTGAGGTGTGGGACGAGAACTGGGATACTGTGATGATGTTTTTGCGAATGCAAACACAATGGAATACCACAATGGCAGGCTATCTCGGGCTGAAATACGAGGTGCTTCTGATGCCAGGCGGCTTGTTGGATCTATACTCGGTGGATGATCGCCTCGAGATGATGGAGGGGCTGCGGGTAATGGAAGCAGCCGCTCTCACCGAGCTCGCCAAGGAGAACAAGGATGGCGCCTAGGCAGATCACCGACATCCTGGTCCGCCTTGGCATTGAAGGTCTGCAGGGCCTCGACAAGGTCAGCAGCGCTTTCAAGGATCTGCAGAAGACTCTTGATGGGCCCACAACGGCGTCCATCGAGAAGGTCCGCAAGAGCATCAATGAGTACGGCAATGCCTCGGCCAGAACGGAGCAGTTAATCAAGGGTCAGCTTGAGGCGCTGAAAGGCCTGAAAACCCAGGTCGATGTCACAAGTGTTACTTATAAGAAATTAAACGAGGACATCAATAGGCTAGAAACTGAAATGCGTGGCAGCACTGCTGCCATTGATCAACAACGCCAATCGATTCTTGCTGCTGCTAGCGCTGGCGAAAAGAATATACAGGCAATTCGCAGCCAGATTACAGCGCTTGATCGGCTTCGTCAGCAGACTCGGCCGGGTTCATCTGCATTCGCCCAGCTCAGCAAGGACATTGATGCCGCAAGAACAAAAATCACTGGTCTTGCTAGCGATGCGCAAGATTTTAGCCGTGCTCTTACTGGGATTCCAGGTGCCAGTCTTGACATTCTTGGAAAACAAATCTCTAATAATCGTCGCGCAATGCAAGGATTGCGCATTGAATCCGACGAATTCCTGAGCAGGCTTGAACGCATTTCCTTGCTGACCGCAAGACGCGACACGCTGACTGGTCGCCAGCAGGTTCGGGCTTCTGCGGCTATGTACGAGAGCCCTGAGTACCAAGGGTTTGTTGCCGAGCGTGCCTCTCTCCTTGGACTGCCACAAACCCGAGCGGCGTTCTCTCAGAGGACCACCGAGATTCAAGCAGAACTGCAAAATCTGCAAGCCACTGAAAGCAATCTCGAGCGGATTCTGTCACTCAGAAAAGAGTTGCGGTCAATTAAACAAGAGGAGAACGCGCTCACGAAGCAGATAAAGCTCGCGGAAGAGGATACTCTTGATATTATCAATCGTCGCATTAACGCACAGCGTGAAGTTGCGCGTGCCAGTGGCTTCCGTGAGTTTTCGGCGGGCGTCGAAGGCGAGACTGCGATTGCCAAATCGGTTCGCAGGGCACGCGAGCGCCTCGAGCGCGAAAACGATCGCCTGAGAAAAGAGGCGGCTGAAGCGATCACAATCTCGAGTACTCCCTTGCTGCCTGCAGCTGGCGGTACTGGTGGTGTGATCGCTCCTGGTGCCGTGATGGGCGGCGGGGCGAGGACCGCGATTGGTCGAGGCACTGAAATCACATTTGGCGCACCTTCCACCAGACGACCATCTGTTCAAGCCAATCTTCCGACTGCAGCAACTGGTGTCGCACCTGCTGTGGGCGGCCGGCTGGCGGAGGCCTACGACGGAAT